TCGTCCTTGGCGCGCAGGACGTCCAGCTCCTTTTGCAACCGGTCTGTCAGGCGCTCGACCTCGTTAATCTGCGCAGCCCCGCCGCCGCCGCTACCGCCGCCGGTACGCCCAATGCGGGGCGGCTTGTAGTTCGCAAGGAACTGACCAGCCTTGGCGGTTTGGACGTCAATACCGCGCCCACCAATCGTTGTGGGGTCTACGACACTGCCGCGTCCTTGCTCGCCGCTGGGCAGCCCCTGCGGACCCATAGAAGCCAAGCTGGTGGCCAAGGCCAACGAGATGCCAAGCTCCCGAGACAAGCGCTGCGCCTCTGACACAGCTGGTGTGATGCCGTTGGCAAGATTTGTCGCCGCGATGGATTGCGCGGTGTCGTAGGTGGCGATCAGCTCGCGCTTCAACTCTTCGGACACATTGCGCGAATTAATCATGGCGACGGCGACGGATCGCTCTTGTTGCGCACGCAGAGCCGCCACCTCGACGCTGTCTTCGCCATACCGAGCAATCGTTGATTGCAGGGCTACCTGTTGTTGGAGTGTGGTCAGGTAGGCCTGTGCAGACTGGTTGGCCTGCGCCTCTGCGGCCAGACGCTCTTTGTATCTTGCACCAGCCCGGTTCGCTTGTTGCTGGATGCGCTCAAGGCGTTCTGCGGCGGCGACGTTTCGCTCGCGTAGATCAAGCTGATTCCGGAGAGCTTGTGCCTCCGCCTCCAACTCAGCCGCAAGGTCCTGATTTGCACCAGCTCGGTCGCCGGAGGTCTTGGACCGCAAAGCAGCCGCCTTGGTTTCCAGCTCGGCGATACGATCTGTTATGGCCAGAACCTCAGCGTTTGCCGCTCCCGTGAAGAAAAGGCGAAGTGCGGTCTCCGCATCGGTGGCTTGTGTTTTGATGCCTTCCAACGCCTCCGCATACTGATCGGCCTGCAGTTCAGCATCATCAGCCCTTGTCGCCCACTGGAGCAATGCAGCACCACCAGCGATTACACCAATCGTGACCAGATTGACCGGCGAAAGCATGCTGACGAATGCACGACCCAAAGCCTTCACAGCGCCCGCAGCTCCCATCGGCCCGATCACTTGCGTGATCTGAGTACCTTGCTGCAGCGCCAGCATCAGGGGGTTCTGGCCTGCGGCCATCATCACGCCAATGTCGTTGAACTGTGCCGTCAGGTTGCCGAGGCTCCCGGCTGCGAGAGTGTTCGCACCGCTCAATTGCCGTGCAGTACCAGCCGCCTGTACTTGTGCCGCTGACAACACCTCGACCTGCGAGGCCGCACTGCGCGCAGACGTGCCGAGGTTCTTGGTGGAGGTTGCGCCGACATTCGCCTTGCGGCTCATATCCACAGCCGTCTTGCCGCCCTTGTCGAGCGCCTTCTCGACAGAGGCGATCTCGGCTTTGGCCTGTTTGCCGTCCGCTGTCAGAAGCAGGGAGACTTTCAAGCTCATTGATCCACTCCGTTCATTGCAGCGCGCGCGCCCAGTTCGATGAATTGAAGGTCTGCCATCAGCTTCTTGGTGACCTTCACTCCGGCCAGTTTCAGGCCCGCCTTGACCCCGGCATAATCAAGACCGACCGCAAACCGCGTTCCGTCCGCTTGGCCGATGATGCGCCATTGGCTCTGGACCTGCAGGTACGCGGTCACGGCCTTCAGGTTCTCCGGCCAGATGCCTTCCGCGTCGTCGCGCCCCAACCGGCGGCGCAGGATCGCGGGGTCCATCCCCAAAAGCTCCGCCTCGCGATCCAATTGGGACACCTCTTCGGGCCGGTCGATCAACGTCCCTTCGACGCTGGCCCGCCCGGCCCATTTCAGTTTCCCGTGCGCGCGGCCACAATCGCATTGATGTAGGCGCTCCAAAGACCGGAAAGCACGCCGACGTTGTCGAGCATGTTGCTCAGCAATTCGGCGGAAAACGGCACCGACTGGTCCTCGTCATCAAGGACGTCCTGAAAGTCCACGACCGTCTCTTCCAGGAAGTCGCGCAACGACGCATCGCCCTGATCTGTGGCGGCGTTCACCTTGTCCGCAGGCTGCTGGCGGAACCGAGCGCGGAATGTGTCTTCGCGAGGGCCGTCATCGGTTGGGGTGACCACGGTCACATCGGTCCAGAACTTGGGGTCTTTTTGGATCTTGAAGGTCATGTCAGCTCCTCAGGTCAGTTCAAGGGTCCACTGGTCATTGCCAGCGGTGAATTTGGGGATGAGGCGCAGGGGCCATTCGGTGATATTTTGCGGGGTTTCAAAACCCTGCGGGCGCTGCATTTGGCACTTGGGCAGGTTGAACGTCGCCACACGACCCGCGCCAACACCGTGCCGGAACACCAATGGCACCTCTGTGGCGTTGAACGCGGCGGCGTAGGGGTCGTAGATATCAACGTCCACCGCCTCAATGGTCAGCTCTACAGCTTCCTGCCGATCTGAAATGAGGATTTCTTCAAGATTGATCAAAAAGCGCGGTTCCACTTGGCTGCGCAGGTTGAGCATGAACTTCCGCGTTGCCAAATCGGACCGGCCATCAATCGTCATTTGGCTGAATGCTGTGCTAACCGCCTGCGGGGTGGCCCAATTGGTAAGATCGGGTGCGGGACGGACAGCGACGGAAGGCAGCCGGAACAACCCCCAAAATTCAAAGCTCATGTACGGGATGTTGTTCACTGACATCTCAAAGGAAACAGTGCCACGTGCTCCAACGATAACATGCCGCGTGTTCCCGATGACAAAGTAGAATGTCCCCGCTTCAGGGTCTCGGGTGATCGGGTTGTAGGTAACGGACGTGTTGGCGACGGTTGTTTCAGCACAGCCACAACAACGCAGAAGTGGCCCCCATTCAGGAGGAACGCCAGGCGATCCAGACGGTGCCATCTCGACCTTGAACGACAGTTTGGAATGTAGTTCGGCCGGAATTGTGCCAGATGAACCAAAAAATGGCTGATCAAGATCGCGGTCGATGTCGGTCCCCTCCATTGGGCTGAGGCTCACCTCCTTGGCTACCAATCCATCGGCAGCGAGGGGGTTTCCATCCACACCATATGTCGTCTCGACGGCGAAAGAGAGTGACTTTTCTGGCCAATACAAGGGCATGCTCAGTCTCCTTTCTTGGGCGTAGCGCCCTTAGGTGTGGCGGGTGCGTCGGTCGGCGCGGGCTTTGCAGGAGCAGCCTTCTGCTTCAGTGCACCGTCCTTTTCGCGGGTGTAGCTGCCGCCCGTCTGGGGCAGGATGGGCTTGGTCATCAGAGGATCCTCAGTTGATCGTTTATGGAAAAGTCGATTTGGAACTGGAATGTCCCACCGTCTGCGGACACCAGCTGGCCGCGCGTCAGGGCAAAGACCCCCATCGCGCCCGGCGGTGCCCAACCTGCGATGGCGTTGACGATCTGCATCACAAAGCCGCGCACATCCCCCATGATCCGCTTCCCGATTGCGCCTTGGTCGCGCAGGGTCAGGATCACGCCGATGGTCTCGCGCATAATCTGGGTGAAGGCCCCTGACATTGCGTCGGCCTGTCCCCCCTGAAACCCCAAAGGTAAGATGTGGGCACAGGGCGTGGCATGGGGGGCCTTACCCTTGCGGCGCAGCTCTGCGAAATTGGCTTCGCCAAAGGTCCGGTTTGCCAGCTCAGGGATTTCTGCCTCAAGGCGCGCGATCACATGCTCGATCATTACCAGTACCCCTTCAGGCTTTCGGCTGTGAAGTCGCGCGCCCGGTCGGTTATCCGCGCCCCAGAGCCGCCGGTACCAGCGGCTTCGGCTCCGGCCACGGGAAGCTTAATCTTGCCTTCGGAAACCATCCGTAGGACTTGCATCGCCGCCTTGTAATCGTCGGTGATCTTGTCGCCTGCATCAAAAACATGCAGCTTGTAGATGGCGATATCTAAGGCCAGCGTCGCGGCAAGGGCAGGGACGGGGGACATCGGCACCGCATACCGCCCGGCGGCATAGCCGTCGATCAGGGCGTCTGTGTCGGCCAGTGCCTGGTCAACGACGTCTGTGTCAATCGCGCCGGTGCTGATCTCTGCCCGATCCGTAAGCTGGACCAGCATATCCGCGCCAAAGCGGTCGATCAGCTTTTCAAGGGAGGTGTAGGGCACGGTTCAAACGTCCTTCGAAGGGTGGTTGAAGACGGGCGCGAACGCCCGTCCTTGTGTCGATCAGCCCGTGGCGCGGGTCACAGTTGCCAGCAAGCGCGGCTCGTCGATCAGGCGCTCGACCTCATCAGCGGTCAATTCTTCCAGCGGGATCACCGTCGGCTCCTGACCAAAAGACCGCCCACAGCGCCGGAAGCCACCCTTGGGACCGATGACAGTCATTTGGTAGCCGGATGTATCAGACTGCGCGGCTTCAGCATCTTGGGGGCGGGAGACAGAAGAGGCCCCGCCTTGATCGCTTGCCCCAGTGTCCGATGTGACCTCTGCCAGAACCTTCGCCGCCTGGTCGGTCGCTTGAGGAGCGGCGGCGTCTTCCGCCGCTCCCCCTGAGACATCGCTGTGCGGTGGTGTATCTGCGGCGACCCGTTCGGTGGGTGGTGTGGGTGCCGGGGACGGGCTGTCGCCCCCGGCCTTGGACGCTGCGCCAGAGCTGTTCTGGCCATCGGTCTGCGTCGCGGCCTTTGCGGCCTCTTTATCCTTGGCGGATTTCGCGTTGGTCTTGCGTGCCATTGGTCAGCCCCTTACGCGGCCCATGGAGTGACGAGCAGCTCCACGGTGCCTTTCCAGACGTTGGTTGCACCCGCTTCGTTGCGCTCTGCGTTTAGCAACTCCATCGCGGCTTGCCGGTGGGTGGGGGGGACGACCAGCAGGTTGGGCTTAAGGCCAAGCGGGCGACCATGGTCCCCTTTTTGCCCTTCCATCGCCGCGAAGGCGGCACCAAAGTTCTCCGCATTCAAAGCTGCACGGGACCCGTAAGCCATCTGCCAGAAACCATACCCGGTCGCATTACGGCCATCGACGCCGTAGACGAATTCCTTGTTGTAGAAAACGTTCGGGTCATTCGGGCTGTCCAGGGCCACGAATTGGAAGGCTTCACG